CTAATATTAGGATCCGGAGAAAATTTTTGTGTGGGGGCAACATAAGCTTCTATTGTAGCTACATCAGAAGGATTTTCTTTTTTAGCCATATCATATGCCATTTCCCAAAGCTCATCTGCAGATCGCTGTCCTGCTACTCCTCCTAACCCTTCCCCTGCAGGAGCGTTAAGTAAACCACTCCAAATCTCCTTAGCTCTTTTTTCTAACTTTGCTTTAGAGCCTTTAACCCTAGCATCATCTGTTTCTGCCATATCAATCTCCTATTATAATGGTCCCATTTCCCTAGCGTTTGGTCTAGGGGTATTTGGAGGAACTAAAGGACCTGACTGTGGAGTTGGAGTTGGAGGTGGTACTCCCATTCCTGCATTGGGCATAACCCTTGGGTCTGCTGTTGGACCTGCTCCGTTAGGAGACTGTCCTCCTCCCTGCATCCCCATCTGCTGACTTTGCATATCCTGTTGTTGCCTCATCATCATTTTTTGTTTTAATATATATAATAGCTCACCTAAGTATAGTTGTGCAAGGTCATCTCTTCCCCGTTCCTCTGCAGACTGCATTAATGTAAACAGTTTAGCTTCAGGTAAGAGCTCAGTTGCCTCCTGCTCTTTTATAGCATTATCAATGCTATCAGTATCCTGCAATCCAAGGATCTTATCCCTGATAAATATATCAGGAAGAAGAGGATTGGGTCCTTCTCTAGCAATTTGTGCCATGCTCATCTTGGACATATCGTCCTGTGGTAATTGTCCTACAAATGTTATCTGAATATCTTTAGCCATATCTATGCTTTCAGGAGTAATAATCTCATCAAAGTAATTTCTATTCATATCTACTCCGGATAACTCCATTGCTCTGAAGTTCCCTGACATATACTGATCGCATAAAAGCATACAGAGTTTCATATAACAATCTTCTAATGCTTCCATTCTTGGCTGAAGAACACTGTCAATACCTTGTCTTAAAGTATTGATAGCAAATCCTGACAGTTGGAATTGTAAGTCTCCGTATATGCTGTGAGGTAATGTACCTCTTTGCATATCTCCTGTAAGAACTCCCATAAATCCCTGAGTCTCTCTAGACATTTCTAGTAACCCTAAGGGTTCTATATCTTCCCCCTGAGCAAGAGAAATTTCTGTCCCCTCTTTATAAGGGTCCTCGTCAAGGGTTTTACTTCCATCTCTCGATTTAATTTTCAACCCCTGCCTTCTTGCACGAGCTGTTAGTTCAAGCATTATAGACATCATTAAATTATTTTTTTCATATACATCTCTAGAGGATTTGAATACAGATTCTCCAAAATCTTCTATCGTAGTTTCTATATCAGTGTGTTCTGATAAAGCCTGTACCGGAGGCGTTGCCCCTACAGGTCCGATAAATACAGGTACGTTAGGGGATCCATGAGGAGTTGCCTTCTTAACAACCTGTCCATTCCCTACAACAACAATGTTTTCTTCTTTGTCGTAGTAATCATAAACATATAACCAATCCTCATCATCTCTGTCTGTAGCTTCCCCACTAAGCCTTACTCCATATTCCTGTTCTATCTCTGTTCTTCCTTTCTGTATTTTGTAACAAGCCCAATCTAATCCGTCAGCCCCTACTCCCCAATAGGTGTGCATTGGATCCCAAGGGGATATGTCGACATAAGTTGTCCCGTCATCTCTTTTTGTCAGCAAAGCTCTCCCTGCATACCAACCACGAATAGCAACATAAAATGCCAATTGGTTTTTGATAGAAGGTTTCAGTGTATTCTTTAATCTTTCGTCTGCTGACCTTAACATTCCAAGAAATACTTTTTCTTTCCTGTTATTAGCATCTCGCATCTCTCTGTTTTCTGTTACATTAGGTATTCGTACTACCATTTCAGAGGATACTATCCAAGATATTACCTTGTCTGCGTATGTTTGTGGGGCGTTGGAAGTATAAGACTGATAACCATCCCCTGCCTCGTAAGGATCTAGGCGATATAATGAGTAATCATCTTCCATTCTTTGTCTTAATTTTTCAGTATTGTCGTAATGTATATCAACTTTGTCGATAATATCATTTGCTTTTAATTTCTTTTTCTTAGCCATATACTATTACCCCCATCTCTTTACTCGAATTGTGCTTTTTCCTGCAACAAAACTGTAACCAAAATGGTTTATTAGCCCATAAATAAGGGCTTTGATACCATGATTATACTTGTCTTGTGGCTGATTGCCAACTATATTTCCATCCCTATCTACTTTCCATTGATAAACTTTAGTCTGTCCATCAAAAGGATTTGCAGTTGCCCCGAACTCTGATAACAATCCTTTGCATACAGGGGAAATGATAAGCTTAGGCTCTCCTTTCCCTGTAAGTTTTAGTGTGGATTTTAATCTTTCAGTCCCGTCATTAATCTGAATTTTTTCTGAGTCTAAATATAATCCTGTACTGTCTAACCAAACTTCTGCAGGGGCACTCATTGCCTGATGCTGATACCCTGCAATATCAATCACCCCATATCGTAAATCTTTGTACCAAGGTTTGTTCTGAACAATATTAATAATTTCTTCTGTGATTAAATTCTGTTCATACACTTCATCAAAGACTCTTACCTGATCGTTTATAATCTGAATAGCACATACAGCATACGCCCCTGCATAGCCGGGGTCTATCCACACATGGACAGGCTCGTCAGGCACATACTCTATCTTGTCAGAGACGTGTATGTCAGGACGGAACTCAGGGAACACGACACCTCTTGGAGGGGAGGGTATCCCTTCTATTCTTTCCATGAAGAAGTCATCACTAGAGGATTCTTTTAATCTTAAAATCTCAGGATCTTCTTTTCCTTTGGGGTATAGATGCTTGTTAGTCCATGATGGGAGCGAATATGATTGTTCATCATTCACACCATACTTCCAAGACTGAAACATTTGTGGGTACCAACCCAAAGAGGATTCAAAAGTCCCTGCCAAAAACAACCAAGCTTTTCTTGGGGCACACCTACCTCTCAACCTGTAAAAACTTTCAAGGTCAAGCTGTGATGCCTCACACCCTATGATTCCATTGGGAGCTTTCATTGCTAAGGTCCGAGGGTCCTTGGCAGACTTCGTTTCTATCACAGTACCATCAGCCAATTCTATCCTGCCGGGGTCTACTCTCTTGGAGGTTTTCTTTAATATCCCAAGTTGTGCAAAATCACTGACAAGGTATTCAAATTCTGCCCTAGTACGTTCATAATCTGCAGCAACCAACCAATATAATCCTGCTCCTTCTGTCTCAAAAGCTTTTTTAAGCAGGAATTTACTAGCAATCATGCTCTTCCCTGCCTGTTCTCCCCCTGCTACAAGGATAAATCTCCTGTCAGAGTCTAATATCACCTTCTGTTCTTCTGTTGGATCGAAACTTACCTTCTTATAGAGGTAGGTTTCTAGTTCATTTGTTGTCATTGTCTAACAATTCCTCAGCTTCTTTGATTGCCTTGGACTTTTTAGATGCCATTTTCCTTAATTCTGACACAATTGTCTTCGCATCATCAGATTGTGCATCATTATTCCTGTATTTATCAGGGAGGTTTGCATTAAGTAAGGTGATTAACAGCACAGGTTTGGAATAATCCTCATTCTGTACCATTTTATCCACTAACTGAAAGGCACTTGCCTCCAAATCTTCTCCGATCCCTATACGAATGTCGTTATAATTCTGTTTAAACTCAGGATCTTCTTCGATTAACTGATAGAAATAACTTCTACTCAACCCTCTTACAGCTCTGACTGCCCTAGACACTGTTTTATTTAACTGAAAAGACTCTAGAAACAACTCTTTAAGTCGTTTCTTGTCTTCTTCCGAATATACTTTTGCCATTAAAACTCCTTAATTTAAGGGGTGGAGCAGGAAACGGGCATGAAAGAACCCAAAACCCCACCCCAAATCATAATACTCTATGGCATAAGGGTCTGTCAATGAGACGGGTAAAGTATAACAGGGAAGTTATCCCCACCAACTCCTAGGGTATTGAAACTGAAAAAGTCAACAGCATCTTCTCTTGTGATGTCGTTCTTCTCCATTAACTCTGATATTATTAATTCATAATCATAAACAGCATAATGCTTAGTTTCTGTCCCTAGATTCTGAATACCAATCCCTATTAACGCTTTCTTGAATGATGGGTCTCTGAACATCACAGCTTTGTGATCTGATAATTCGTCTAACTCTACTTCTATTCCATCAGCTCTATCTGTTATTAATTTATTATAAGATTGCATATTTACTCCTCCGTAATATCAAATTGTATGTATGGTATTTTATTTCGCTGAGTCTAGTAATCTTTGGAGTTCGGATACAGGGATTAAACTTCTTTTCCCTACCTTAACTTTTTTAATCTCCCCTCTTTTTATTACGTTAAAGATATGCTGTTGACTCACCCCTAGTATTTTTGCAAATTCATTTAACGAGTAAAACTCTTTTCTTGTAGAACTATTAGTCATTTTCATACCCTTCCTTTATTAATTTGTCTAAACTACTTTCAACAATTCTTCTTGACGTCCCTAACTTTCTTGATTCCAATAAACCTTTATCAAGCAAATGATAGATAAACGTTCTAGAACAAGAAAGTCTTTCCATACATTGCTGAATCGTAACTAGGTTGTCTTTCCTTAATATCATATTAAGCTCCTTTTATTTGTTTTATTTATTATAGCATATATATTGCTATTGCAAAATACTTTAATATTTTGCAATTGCAATTATAATAGCTATATAATAG